TGGGTGTTGCTGGTATCCTAGGTGGTGCTCTGCTCTGTGCTATTCACGGTGCCACTGTCGAAAATACTCTGTTTGAAGATGGAGAACAAGCAAACACGTTCAAAGCATTTGAACCAACTCAAGAAGAAGAAACCTATTCGATGGTTACTGCCAATCGTTTCTGGTCACAGATCTTCGGTGTTGCTTTCAGTAACAAGCGTTGGTTGCACTTCTTTATGCTGTTCGTACCTGTGATGGGTCTCTGGACTTCATCAATTGGTATCATCGGTCTTGCCCTTAATCTTCGTGCTTACGATTTCGTATCACAAGAAATCAGAGCAGCAGAAGATCCTGAGTTTGAAACGTTCTACACTAAGAACATTCTACTCAACGAAGGTCTCCGTGCTTGGATGGCACCTGCCGATCAACCACATGAAAACTTTGTATTCCCTGAAGAAGTATTACCAAGAGGTAACGCTCTGTGATCACATCACTATTCAACATTATGTTTGCTGCTCTAATGTGGGTTCAAGTCCCACAGTGGAGTGACGATTGGTCAAAGTGTGCTGTAGATGTACCTGATGTTCAATGTCATTGGTATATCACAGCACCCGATAGTACCATGGGTGAAGGATTTAGTTGGGCAAATGCTCCTTGGTTCAGTGCTGAAGGTCTCCGTGATATTGGAGAACTTCACAATACAGTTCAGTCTATTCAGGAGGCACTGTGATAAACTCTTTCGGGTTCCTCGCACTCCGACTTTGTGTCGGGGTGCTTCTTATTCACCACGGATATGAAAAATTAAATGATATTGAGAACTTTGCAAATGCATTTGTAAGACCATTGCATTTACCATTCCCAATTTTCTTGTCCTACATTGCTGCTTTCTCTGAGATTGCTGGTAGTTGGGCATTGATTGTAGGGGTGGGTGCTAGACTTGGTGCTCTATCAATCGTAGGTACTATGTCAATTGCAATTTATCATGCAGTTATGACTAGTGGATTCAATATCTATCTATTAGAACTTTTAGGTCTTTACTGGGGAGGAGCACTCTGTATCCTATTGTGTGGTCCTGGTATGTTCTCAGTAGATCATTTAATTAGAAGCACATACGGAAAAACTTTTACTGTTTTAAAAGAAAACTTCGATCATATGGGGTCCTAATGATAATCGGATTACTCTACTTTGCTTGTTTATTTGGTATTGGTGGAGCAGCATTCGCACTGATGTATAAGAATATTCAATCCATTAGTGAGATGAATAAACCAATCATAACCAGAAGGCATCCAGAAGCACCAGAACCTGGTGAAGAAGTAATGTATGTGGATGTCTCTGCTATGAACAGCGAACAGTTTAATGATCAAAAACAAAGATTAGAAAAATTATTTGAAGAACAATGATTATTGCGATCAGTTTATCCGTTCTTGCTCTAACAGGATACGGTATCTACATGGGATTTGGTCCTCCCTCAAAAGGACTAGACGACCCCTTTGACGATCACGAAGACTAATGTCAGATCATTCACATCATGAACCAAACGGTGAGAGCATCACAATGCGAGAGTTGATAATCGGTTGCACAGTGGTGCTCGTCTTCACTATCATATGTTTCTTAATTATGTTTGCAGGAATGCTTTAAATATGGTATAGTAGGGGGAGTTGATCCCCTTTTTTTATGGCTGCCAAAAAGAAAGAGTACGTTGAAGCCGTCTCACCCGTATCGGGTAATGGTGTTAATTATGAAATAATCAGTCGCACGGTAACTGAAAACGCACATCGCCAGTGGCCTGATATCAAAGTAGATCCTTATGATGAAATTGTAGAGGTCAGGAAAAAAACTTGTTATGGTAATCCTGAAGAAACTTTTGAAACATTTGAGACTGCAAGATACCGTAAGTACCATCCTATTCCTGATCCTGTTGAACCTGTGAAGACAACTGTTGAGAAGAAGGTGAAAGAGGAGCAAAAAGCATGAATGTAATTACTAAAGGAAAAGTCAAAACTGTTTATCAAGATGATGAAGCACAGCAGGTTATCATTGAATATCATGATAAGGTCACTGCTGGTAACGGAGAGAAAGAAGATTATCCCTTAGGAAAGGGATCTCTTTGTTGTAGTATCTCTTCTCTTATGTTTCAGAGACTTGCTAAGGAAGGCATTCCAACTCACTATATTAATATGGTTGGTGCTAATAAGATGATTTGTAGGAAGGTAGAGATTGTCCCACTAGAAGTTATCTGTAGGAATCGTGCTGCTGGATCTATCGTTAAGGAAACAACTCTCAATGAAGGTCAACCACTACCACAACCCATTGTTGAGTTCTTCCTGAAGGATGATAACAAGCATGATCCTCTACTCACACCAGACCGTGTGCGTTTGATGGGATATGACCCTCAACCCTTCATTGAGATGACTCTACGTATTAATGACCATCTTAGGCAATTGTTCTATATCCTAGGTATTGACCTGGTTGACTTCAAAGTTGAGTATGGTTACGATGCTCATGGTGATCTGTATCTTGCAGATGAGATTAGTCCTGATAGTATGAGGTTATGGCAGACAGGAACTAATGAGAGATTCGATAAGGATCTATTCAGAAAAGATGAAGGTGACATTGTTCCTGCTTATCGTCATATCCTAGATAAATTACAACCATTGGCAGTAGTATGAACGATTTTTTAGACAACCTGGGTGCTCATCAATATCAAAAGATGCATAATGAGAAGAAGGTTACTGATGAAGTTGTAATCACACCTCAAACATACATTGATATGAATAAAGAGTTTGAGGAAGAAGGCACCATGGTAAGAATCGCTGTCCCTACACAGGAAGAAATTGATAAGTGGAAGAACTGGATAGTTCCAGATCAACTTGAACGAACTGTAGATCCTACAGATATGGTTCAGGAGATGTGGGATGCAATCGGGGGTAGACCTGGTGACTAGCATCATCAATCATGCTACTGCTTTTTGGTCAGTAGTGGTTATGAATTGTATTCAACCTGTGAACTGGCAGTATTGTCTTCCAGTTCACGAATGGTTGGTGCCTGAAGTTATGATAGGAATCGAATATTATCTTGACAAAGATATGAACTTCCTGTATAGTAACGAAAGAGAACTTTTAGACGGACTCAAATGAAGATTTTTCTGGATACCGCAGACACAGAACTAATTCGTAAATATAATGATACTGGATTGATTGACGGAATCACTACCAACCCTACTCTGATTATGAAGAGTGGGCGGAAACCTGATGATGTCTATCAAGAGATTAAGGATATGGGTATCCGGGACATCAGCATGGAAGTTGTCGGAACTGCTGATGAGATGATTACCGAGGGTAAGCGTCTGGTCGAAGCATTTGGATTCCCTGCCACCATCAAGGTTCCTATGACCCGTGACGGCATTGAAGCATGCAGACAACTCTCATACGATAACATCCGTGTGAACGTCACTCTAATCTTCTCTGCTGCTCAGGCAGTGCTTGCTGCCCGTGCTGGTGCATACTACGTCTCACCCTTTGTAGGACGCCTGGATGACCAATCAGTGGCAGGTCTGGAGGTAGTCCGGTCTATCTCTGAACTGTATCGCATCCAGGGTTGTCCCACGCAGGTGCTCTCTGCTTCTATCCGCAGTGTCCATCGTGCAGTCCGATCCTGGTATAACGGTGCTAGCGTGGTGACCATGCCCCCTGCTGTGTTTGATAAGATGTACGATCATATCCTCACCGATATGGGTCTTGCAATCTTCGATCACGACTGGGCAGAGGCACAGAAATGAACTTTATTGTATACTCAAAACCCGGATGTCAATACTGTGAGAAAGTTATTCAAGTCTTCACACTCACCGAACAAAAGTTTGTAGAATATAAACTTGGAAGAGACTTCAATGCCCATGAATTCTATGGTGAGTTTGGACAAGGCACATCATTCCCTCAAATTGTGGTGAATGAAGTCACTCCAGGAAGTCAACAAAAGATTGGAGGATGCAGTGAAACAGTCAAGTTCCTCAAAGAAAACAAAGTTCTCTGAGATTACAATAAATAAAGGTGTAGAATTACTAATGGGAGGGAGACGTAAACCTCGAAAAGGCAACTTTATTAAGTTTGCCAAGATGGTCTCTCTCTTCGGACGAGAGATTCACTTCAGTTTTGAATTATCATTACTAATCAAAAAGAAATCTCTCGGAGAAGGACTATGACTGCCGCAACTATAACTCTCTTCTCTCTTGTTACAATTCAATTCCTCCTTATTGGAGCAGTGGTTGGATACCTTACAAGAGACCTGTTCCAGCGACAGACCATTCCATACATGCATCCTGAAATGTTGGATGAATACGGTAATGTATTACCAGATGAAATTTTAGCAGTACGATTTGAAAATGACTACGAAACCCAAGACCACGACGAGGAAGACGACGGTTAAGAAAGCGTCTACCCCACGCAAGGCAGCACCCAAGGCAACCCTTGAACTGCCACCCAATCCTTTTACCTTTGAAATCTTTGCTCTTGTCAATAAACAAAAGACAAAAGCAAAGAAGGTAGAAGTTCTTAGAAAGTACGAGCACGATTCACTCAAAGCATTATTCATTTGGAACTTTGACCCAAGTGTAATCTCTCTGCTCCCTCCTGGTGAAGTCCCATACTCCAGTATGAAGGATGAACAGATCACCACTGGAACCCTGAGCACTAAGATCTCTCAGGCAGTTGGTACTATGGAATATAATAATGATGATTCCATGGGACTTGGTGACTTTAAGAAAGGCAGAACCACTATCCGTAAGGAGTACCAGAGGTTCTACAACTTCTGTAAGGGTGGTAACGATCAACTGAAATCTCTCCGTAGAGAGACCATGTTCATTCAGATGCTTGAAGGTTTGCACCCACTTGACGCAGAGATCTTGTGTCTGGTAAAGGATAAGAACCTGGAAGAGAAGTATAAGATTACTAAGGAGATTGTCTCTGAGGCATATCCAGACATCACTTGGGGAGGTAGAAGTTGACTAAAGTAAAAATCATACAAGAGGATTGTGATCCTGAATTGGGAGATGATAAGTCTCTCCCATATACCTGTTATCTCATTACGTATAAAGATAAGGAAGGCAACACGAAGTATGACCTTGCTGTTGGTAACAAGCAGGTAGATATCTTTGACCACTATTGGGATAAGTATCGTGATAACTTTGTTACCATGAAGCAGTCAGGTGGTTCTGTCAATCCCAAGATGTGGAATGCTCCCGGTAGCGAACCTAAGAAAGAAGAAAAGAAAAAGAAATGAGCGATAAGAGTCTGAATGTCGATATCAACTTTGATGGTGTCGAACAAGTCAAAAAGAAGTACAAGAAAATCAAAAAATATATGAAGTCCAACCTGTATCAAATCAAGGTCATGGACGGCACGGAGAAAGTAGTCTCCAACTTATTAAAAGAAAATACTGTATCTGATGATACAAAACTGCTTGACTAAATAGGAGCAGTGGTCTATAATAGACCTGTCGTTCATCCCGCCCAAGGGGGTGGGACGCAAGTAAGTCGCGGAACGGAGCGTTCATCCCATGATTGATTTATTATTATACTCGACTCTCGCTTGTGAAGACGCTGCTGCTATCATACAGCGTGTCAAAGCACAGGAAGAAATGTTGAGTGTTATAAAAACTGAAATCATTTTGACAGTTCAGGAGGCAACTCCTGAGTGTCCCTGGGACGCAAACGACTAAAGGAACGGGCCTAAAAATCCAACTACTTTAGGAGTACCTACTATGAACACCTTAAACCTGATTCGCAGGCAGATCCAAAAGGCATCTGCACTTCACGACGCACAAATTACCCACACTGCTTATCGTGGTGTTGAGTATGATACTCGTTGTGTAGAGAGTAAGGAAACCCACGGCACTTTCTGCTACCGTGGTAAGACCTACGCAAAGTAATGCAGTCTTTACAAATCGTGGGATTCACTTCCCTTGGTTGTATAGCATTAATGTCATTGCTTTACGGAGAAATACTTCTAATCAAAAAGAGGTAATGTAAAGAGACGTTGTGAAACGTCTCTTTTTTTGTCAGAAGTAACAAAACTACTATAAGATTGCTAAACAAGAATAGATAATATAGAATTAAAATACTGCCAATGACCTGAAACCCCAATTCAATATCATGAAGCAAACTCCTAGGGATTCAACCTATGCACAATATTATGTCGAGAAATCAATTAGCTGATTGGAGGAACATAGAAGAAAATTTAAATCTCTATAATGAAGAATCAATCTTAACCAGCGATTATTTTGATTGTTTAATTGAGTGCGATGATTCACAGTCCAGTTGCAAACGAATATGTAGGAGATTACTAAGTTAGTTTCAGGGCGTGTCTTGACAGACACGCTTTTTTTGTGTAAAATGTAGGGATACGATATTGAGTTTATGGACAAAGAAAAACTAAAACTCATTGTACGTAATCTTAAATCTCTTGTCGATGTCTTAGAGTCTGAGGTATACTCAGATGTGAAAGCATATACATATGAGAACAATGTGTCACCCATAGGGGACTACGATGAGATTTTTGAAGACGATGATGGTTATCCCGACTGAACTATGAGAGCAAAACTAGTAAGCGTTACTCCTGACGCAGAACAGACCATGGCGTATATCGCTAGAGTATCAAATCCCAGCAACCAGGACAACGAAAAGTATGCTGGTCTTTTAAGGTATTGTATCAAGCACAATCACTGGTCTGTCTTTGAGCAGTCCACTATGACCTTGGAGATTTCTACGACCAGAGCAATCGCAGCTCAGATCCTAAGGCACCGGAGTTTCACATATCAAGAGTTTTCACAACGCTATGCAAGTTCCTCTCTGCTTGGCGACAAGATTCCTTTGCCTGAACTCCGTCGTCAGGATGACAAGAATCGTCAGAACTCGATTGATGATCTTGATCCATTCTTGATTCAGAACTTAGAACTCCAAATGCAGACTTTGTTTGATTCTTCAATGGCACTGTATCAGCAAATGCTTGATAGGGGTGTGGCAAAGGAATGTGCAAGAAATGTGCTTCCACTCTGTACGCCCACAAAAATCTACATGACAGGCTCATGTAGGTCATGGATCCATTACATCACTCTGAGAACTGCTAATGGCACCCAGAAGGAGCATATGCAGGTCGCAGAAGATGCTAAAAAAGTATTCATGGAACAGTTTCCTACTGTCTCCGAAGCCCTTGAATGGGTTTAATAAATAATTTATTGAGTTTTGTAACTATGGCAACATACCCAGTAGTCCATAAAGAGACTGGCGAACAGAAAGAAGTCGTAATGAGTGTCACTGAATGGTCTCAGTGGTGTGCGGATAATCCTGACTGGCATAGAGACTGGAGCGATCCATCTACTTGTCCACAGTCCGGTGAAGTCGGTGAATGGAAAGATAAACTTCGCAAGAAGAATCCAGGGTGGAACGATGTTCTATCCAAAGTCAAATCAGTCCCAGGTTCTAACATCAACAAAGTCTAAGTATGCCAGCTAAAAAAAGAAAAGGCGGTTCCAGTGTTGGAGTCGGCAGTATGAGTTCACGACAACTGAAGAGAAAGAAACCAATCAATTCTGATCTAATGGTTGATATCAAACCATTGACAGATAACCAAGAAAAGTTCTTTGATGCATACAAGGAGGGAAGAAACCTCTTTGCTTATGGTGCAGCAGGTACAGGTAAGACATTCATTGCTCTTTACCTTGCACTTAAAGATGTATTGGATCAATTCACACCTTATGAGAAGGTGTATGTGGTTCGTTCTCTCGTTGCTACTCGTGAGATTGGTTTCCTTCCCGGTGACCATGAGGACAAGGCAGCACTGTACCAGATTCCGTACAAGAATATGGTAAAGTATATGTTTGAGATGCAGGATGAGAATGAGTTTGAGATGCTTTACGGAGCACTCAAAGCACAGGAGACTATTCGCTTCTGGTCTACATCATTCCTTCGTGGAACCACCATGGATAATTGTATTATTATCGTTGATGAAATGCAAAACTTGAATTTTCATGAACTTGATAGTATAATAACCAGAGTTGGTGAAAATTGTAAGATTATTTTCTGTGGAGACGCAGCACAATCTGACCTTGTGAAGACCAACGAACGCAACGGAATCCTTGATTTCATGAAGATCATCCAAGCAATGACAGAAGACTTTACCTGTGTAGAGTATGACGTTAATGATATTGTTAGGTCTGGATTTGTTCGTAACTATATCATGACTAAAATTGCACTCGGTATTTAATGTTTATTCATCTAGATAATTTAAAAGGTGAGACTGATTTAAAAGCAACCATGATTGATGGGACTCGTTTCTATGAAGTCCCATCAGGAAAGATGTATCCATCTATCACATCTGTCACAAGTTTCTACAACCGACAAGTCTTCGTCGAATGGCGGCAACGTGTTGGTGATGAGAAAGCAAATAAAATTACCAGGGAGTCTACATTTCGTGGGACAAAGTTTCATGATGCAGTAGAACAATACATTAAGAATGTTCCTATCAAGGACATTGAAATGCTCCCTGCTACGAAGTTTCTTCTTCTATCAGCGAAGAAAGATCTGGATCGTATAAATAACATACATGTTATAGAACAGTCGCTGTATAGCGACTATCTTGGTCTCGCAGGACGAGTAGACTGCATAGCAGAGTACGACGGAGAACTAGCAGTCATCGACTTTAAGACCTCGACCAAGATTAAACCCGAGGAATGGATTGAAAATTATTTCGTGCAAGAGACTGCTTATGCTTGCATGTATTTTGAAATGACTGGAATCCCAGTCAAGAAACTTGTTACTATTATGGTTGCTGAAAACGGAGAATGCAAAGTCTATGAAAAAACAAACAAGAGTTACTATATTAAACTTCTCACAGAGTACATCAAAAAGTTCGTCGATTACAAAACAGGAGAATATGGAGAACCAAGTTGATGACCTGATCAAGGAGAAGTTCTTGTGCCAAGCAAAGTTTGCACAAGAGGTTGAGAGTCTGGTCAAGGAATACAAATTCAATTACATCGATGCTATCCTCACGTTTTGTGAAGAGAACAAGATCGAGATGGAATCTGTTGGTAAACTGATATCAAAACCATTGAAGGAAAAACTTAAGTATGATGCTACTCAACTTAACTTCCTGAAGAAAACTACGAGAGCAAAACTTCCATTATGATTTCTAAAAGTGAACTGATACATTATAAAATTCAAGCAGCAATGCGTGAGAACGCATGGATTGATAAAGAATTAAAGTATCTTGGTGAACGTGCAGGACACCATTGGTATCTCATCAAAGGTGAGCATGAAGTTATGGCAGAACAAATTGAGGGTTTTGATAGAATTGAAGATGACACCGATTGATGTATACAAAACATACCTAGCATTCAAAAATCATTTCACCAAGAAGAGTTACAACTATTTTAAGTATGGTGGTAAATCTAAAGCATCCGTTCAAGCATATAACAAACGTAAGGATCGTTATTTCTTTGAGCGGATGTCGCGTAAGAAGACTGATGAAGAGATCAAAGATTATTTCTTAGCAAACTTTGTTGAATGCGATGACCCTGACCGACTGTGGATTGGAGAGATCATATCCAGCGGTGAGGATAACTTAAAGTCTTGGATGAAACGCTCCCAGACTATGAGTTATATGTTTAAAACTGAGGTAGAAGTCTTTGTCAACAGAGAAAACTTTCAACAACTGTTCACTATCAAGGGACAGTCACACCCTGAGATATTGAAGAAATATCTGCAGGGTGCTTTATCTATTGAGACCATGGTGATTCTAGATATCATTCTAGAATACGTAAAGAACTTCGA